TGTTGGAGTTTCAAGCAACCTTACTGTTAGTGGTAATTTATATGTTCTTGGTTCAACAACTGAAGTTAATACAGAAACTTTAAAGGTTGAAGATAGTCTAATTGAAGTTGGTCTTGTTAATAGTGGTGGATCACTTGTTCCTCCTTCATCAGATTTAAATATTGACGTAGGTGTCTTATTCCACTATTATACTTCATCCGCTAAAAAAGCAGGTGTATATTGGGATGATTCGGCATCAAGAGTTGTTATTAGTTCTGATCTTAGTGAAAGTAGCAGTGTTATTACATCTTCAACATATGCTGCTTTAGAAATTGGATCTCTTTGGGTTACGGACTGTGCAGGAACTTCTCAAGTAATTAATTGTTCAGGATCTACTAGAACTTTAGAGAATATAACCGTAGATGGTGGTGCATTCTGATCCTAATAAATAAATTATAAATATGGGTAGGAGGAATCCTGCCCATTTTTAGTATCAATATGAATGAGAACGATTATAAAACTTTAATTATTACATATCAACAAAAATCTTTTGATTTATTTTCTCAAGTCATTGCTTTAGAGGCAAAGTTGTCAACAGCAAATCAAATTGTTGAAACATTAATGAAACAAGTTAATGATCTCAATAGTGAACTTGAGAGTTTGAAATCAAAGAATAAAAAAACCTCTACTAAACCATCTGATAGTTTAAATTCTGGGGAATTCTAATGGCAAAACCCTCAACACGCCAAGGACTTATAGATTATTGTTTAAGGCGTTTAGGTGCTCCAGTCTTGGAAATCAACGTTGATGATGATCAAATCGACGATCTGGTTGATGACGCTCTTCAGTATTTTAATGAGCGTCATTTTGATGGTGTTGAGAGGATGTATTTGAAATATCAACTCACTCAAAATGATATCGATAGAGGAAAAGCAAAAAATACTAATGGCATTGGAATTGTAACCACTAGTGCTACATCCACCAACATTAGTGGTTATGGAACAACAACTTCCAATTTTTATGAGAATTCAAATTTTATCCAAATTCCAGATTCAGTAATTGGTGTAGAAAAAATATTTAAATTTGATACTAGTTCAATTTCTGGAGGAATGTTCAGTATCAAATATCAACTGTTTTTGAATGATCTCTATTATTTTAATTCAGTTGAATTATTGCAATATGCAATGGTTAAGACATATCTAGAAGATATTGATTTCCTATTAACTACAGATAAGCAGGTAAGATTTAATAAAAGACAAGATAGATTGTATCTAGACATTGATTGGGGTGCACAGAGTGCAGGTGATTTTATCATTATAGATTGCTACAGAATTTTAGATCCAAACACATTTACCAATGTTTATAACGATAGTTTCTTAAAAAGATACTTGACTGCTCTAATTAAAAGACAGTGGGGACAAAATTTAATTAAGTTTAGAGGAGTTAAACTCCCTGGTGGCATTGAATTGAATGGTAGAGAGATTTTTGAAGATGCTGAAAGAGAGATTGATGAAATAATGAAGAGAATGTCTATGGATTACGAACTTCCACCTTACGATTTTATTGGATAATGGCACTTAACCCATTTTTTCTGCAAGGTTCTCCTGGAGAACAGAGATTAGTTCAAGAATTAATTAATGAACAACTCAAAATTTATGGTGTGGAAGTAATTTACATACCAAGAAAAATTGTTAGACAAAATACAATAATAAGAGAGATAGTATCTTCAAAATTTGATGATAACTATGCAATTGAAGCATATGTTAACACTTATGATGGATATGGTGGAGCAGGAGACATCTTAACCAAATTTGGAATGAGTTTAAGAGATGAATTATTAATTACTATCTCCAAAGAAAGATTTGAAGATTTTATCTCTACATTTTTGAGTAATGAGAGTGAAGAAGAAATTAATCTAGTATCTAGACCTAGAGAGGGAGATTTAGTATATTTCCCATTGGGACAAAGAATATTTGAGGTTAAATTTGTTGAACATGAAAAACCTTTTTATCAATTAGGAAAAACTTATGTCTATGAGTTAAAGTGTGAATTGTTTGAATATGAAGATGAAATGGGTGGATGGGATAATATCAATACAACAACTGAAGAAATAGATTCTGTTTTAGTTAATCAAGGATATATTACATCATTACAATTATTTTCATCTGGTACTCAAGCAACTGCTACTTCTACAGTCGGAACTGGATACATTAGAAAAATATTTTTAAATAATGATGGTTCTGGATATACTAATACTCCTACTGTTGCAATTACAACTGCCCCATCTGGTGGTACAAATGCAAATGCTGTAGCAATCACTACAACTAGAAATGGAATAACCTCGATTGAGGAAATTTTACTTGTAAATGCAGGATCTGGGTATACAGTTGCCCCAACAATAACAATTGCTGGTGGTGGTGGAACTGGTGCTGCGGCTACTTGTGGAATTGTAACTGATAAAAAAGGTGTTATCTCTATCAATTTAACTAATAATGGTGTTGGGTATTCTACGGTTCCAAATGTTTCTATCGGTTTACCAGCACTATCTCCAAATATTCCAGCAGTTGCAAGAGCAGTTGTAAGTGCAGCAGGAACTATAAGTCAAATTAGAATAGTAGATGCTGGGGCAGGATTCTTTAGTGCACCATCAATTGTAGTTGGAACGGCTGCTACAGTTGGATTTGGAACTTATTGGTTAAATGAAGTTGTAACAGGATCTATTTCTGGAGCAAAAGCAAGAGTTAAGACTTGGGATAAAGATACCAACATTCTTAACGTTGGCACTACAGATGGAGACTTTGTTAGTGGAGATATACTTGTTGGATCTTCATCTTCAGCAAGATATACCTTATCTTATACTGTTACTGCAAAGTTTGATGATAAATACGAACAAAACGACGAAATTGAGGAAGAAGCAGATCTTTTAGTAGATTTTACAGAATCAAATCCATTTGGTAATTACTAATGCTAGGAACTTATTACTATCACGAAATAATAAGAAAGACAATTATATCTTTCGGAACATTATTTAATCAAATTTACATTAAACATAAAAATGCTGATGGTGATGCTTACTCTGAAATGAGAGTTCCTTTAGCATATGGTCCTACACAGAAATTTTTAGCCAGGCTTGAGCAGCAAGGAAACTTAAATAAACCAGTTCAAATAACTTTACCAAGAATGTCATTTGAAATGGTATCGATTGAATATGATTCTTCAAGAAAAGCTGGCATAACTCAAACTTTTAAAACTGTAAGCACTGGTGGACAACTAAAAAAAGTTTTTATGCCAGTTCCTTACAACATTGGATTTGAACTTAGTATATTATGCAAATTAAACGATGATGCACTTCAAATTGTTGAGCAGATTTTACCGTATTTTCAACCAGCATTCAATTTAACTATTGATTTAGTCGAATCAATTGGAGAAAAAAGAGACATCCCAATTGTTTTAAATAGCGTTGCGTTCCAAGATGATTATGAAGGAGACTTTTCTACAAGAAGAGCATTAATCTATACTTTACAATTTACTGCTAAGACATATCTGTTTGGTCCTGTTGCCGATAATCCAGAAGGTCTTATTCGTAAAGTTATTGTTGATACATATACGAGTACTGATAGAGTAAATGCCAAGAGAGAAATGAGATATACAGTTACTCCACAGGCAAAAGTTGACTATACAAATGATAATACAGGAATTTTAGGTGCAAATATTGAAGTAAGTGATCAACGTATACCCGTTACAGATACCAGTGGATTTACTAACGGTGATAGAATTGTTATTGGTAGTGAAGTAATGTATGTGAAAGAGGTTACTTCAGCAACTGAATTGTTTGTAACAAGAGGATATGATTCTACAGTTGCAGCACTACATCTTCAAAATGCAGTTATTAATCGCCTGACCACAGCAGATGATCAACTTGTGGAACCTGACGATGACTTTGGATTTAATGAGGATTGGCAGTACTTAGGAGACGCTAGATCTTATAGTCCAACACAACAAACTGATATCTGATAAAAATTATGCCAAATTATGATGATCTGGATAAGACCCTCAATATTGAGAGTAGCATAGTTGAAGTTCAGGAAGAAACTTCATCTATACAAAAGTCTCCTGAACCTATTAAGTCAGATGATATTAAAAAAGACTATGAATATACAAGAGCTAACTTGTATTCATTGATTGAGAAAGGTCAAGAAGCAATCAATGGAATAATGGAACTTGCTGGTGAAGGAGGTTCTCCGAGAGCATATGAGGTTGCTGGACAATTAATTAAATCTGTTGGAGATGTTACCGACAAATTGATCGATCTTCAGAAAAAATTGAAAGATGTTGAAGATGATGTTGTGAAAACAACTAATAACGTGACTAATAATGCGGTGTTTGTCGGTTCTACATCAGAATTGTCAAAACTACTCAAGCAAGGTTTTCTAAATAATAAAGAGTAGATCTACTTTTCATTCAATGGGTTGGTCAGAAAAATATAAAAGATCTATTGACTGTGACAATCCAAAGGGATTTTCTCAGAGAGCCCATTGTCAAGGGCGCAAAAAGAAAATCAGTGAGCAAATGAAACCATATAAAACTGTTGAGCAAATTGCAAAGAAACATCGTTTAGAAGTTTCCTTTATTCAGAATCAGTTGGATATGGGAGAACCCATTGAACACGAGCACACTAAAGATCATGAACTTGCTAGAGAAATTGCTCTTCAACATTTAGATGAAATTCCAGATTATTATACTCGTTTAAAAAAAATGGAGGCGCAAGCCAAAAGGCACCATAAAAAGTTTAAAGATATGAAAGAAAGTCTATCCGAAGGAAAAAGAGACAATAAAGGTGCTGGAGATCCTGGATATTCTTTACGTGATTGGTTTAAAGGTGGTGGTTGGGTTCAAGTAGCAGGTAAATATAAAGGTAAGCCTTGTGCTAAACAACCAGGTCAAAAAACAAAACCATTCTGCCGTGATGCAGATGACGCAGCAGCAATGAGTAAATCAGAAAAAGAAAGAAGAACCGCTAAAAAACGTCAGGAAGATCCAAATCCAGAAAGAAGAGGAAAAGCAAAGATGGTTAGAGAGGAGACTTGCCCAATATGTAATTGCGATCCCTGCCAATGCTTAGAGGGAACATTGCAAGAAAAGAAAGATGCTTGCTACCATAAGGTCAAGTCACGTTACAAAGTTTGGCCAAGTGCATATGCATCTGGAGCGTTGGTCAAGTGTCGTAAGGTTGGTGCTGATAATTGGGGAACAAAGTCAGAGTCAGTCGAAGAGACTAGATACTGCCCCGCTTGTAAAAAATATGAAAGAAAAGAAGCGTGCAAGTTTGGTCCAAGATATTGGGAAATGTTTGGCCAAGCAATAAATCCACCAGAAATGCTAACGACTAATCAAATGAAATATAGCATTGCTCAGGTTCACCCAGCAAATGAGGCAAAAGATCACGAGTATTCAATGGCTCGCTCAGAACTTTCTACAATTATTTCTGCAGCGAAGCGTTTAAAGAAAAAAATGAAGGGTGAAGGTGAAATTGAAGCTTGGGTGCAATCAAAAATTACTAAGGCAGCAGATTACATTGATACTGCTGCAGATTATATTGAAAGTGGTGAGCACAGTGTCGATGAGGCTTGTTGGAAAGGGTATAAGCAAGTTGGAATGAAGAAAAAGGGAGATAAGGTAGTTCCAAATTGTGTTGAAGAATCTTATTCAAACTGGAGAGAAGAACTTAAAGAAGACTGGCAAAAAGTTAATCGTAAAGATAAAACTGATGGATTGAGTCAAGCGGCAGTAGATGCTTATCGTCGTGAAAATCCAGGTTCAAAACTGCAGACTGCTGTAACTGAAAAGAATCCAAGTGGCAAAAGAGCAAATCGTCGTAAAAACTTTTGTAGTCGTATGTCTGGAATGAAGTCTAAACTGACTTCTGCAAAAACTGCCAGAGACCCAGATTCAAGAATCAACAAAGCACTCCGTCGTTGGAACTGTAACTAAAATGAAATCTTTTCAACAATTCTTATCAGAAAGCATCAATATCGCCGGAGATTTCAATGGAAATCTCTATATGAATGGTGGATCTCAACCAGAGCAAGCAACAGAATCTTTCCTTGCTGATGTAGTTTGGGAAGGAAAACTATATCGCATTGAAGTAGAAGGTTCTATGATGGATAAAAATGCTCTTGCAGAACAACTTCAGGGTGAATATCCTGGAGCAATCGTCCATAACATTTACCCATCACAATCACAAAGTTCTTTAAGAATCAAAAATACGCAAAGATACCAACCAGAAAGACTAACTTGGACTGATTAATTATGGCACAATTTAATAAAAATACTCAAGACTTTCTGAATCAAGAAAGGACACTTTTTGAGGTGAATATGATCGCCAATAAAAATGGCGAAGTAGTAACAGTAGATAATCCATTTCCAGTATCTCTAGGTTCTTCTAACATCACCATTAACGGTGATATTACTATTCCTGGAATTGTAACTGTTACAAGCACTCCAGAAAATCCGATTCATTCCCATATAATAGAAGTAGGAACTAGTAGCACATTAACTACTCCATATCTTCCTGTTGGTATCTCAACGCTATTAAACGTAGTATCAATTGGAAATACAGTTTCAATTTCCAATACTGCATTTTATATTTTAAATCCAGTTACTAATGTAACAGTAGGTGGAACTGTATCTATAGCAAATACTGTTTCTATCTCCAACACTGCTTTTTATGTAACTGGAGTTGGAGGTTCAGTATCAATAGCAAATACATCATTTGAAGTTACAGGTACAGTATCAATCTCAAATACTTCATTTTATGTAACTGGAGTTGGAGGTTCAGTATCTGTTGCTAATACTGGTTTTTATGTTCTAAATCCAGTCACATCAGTAACCGTAGGTGGAACTGTTTCTATTGCAAATACAGTATCAATTTCTAATACTTCCTTTTATGTCCTAAATCCAGTCACAACAGTCGCAGTATCAGGTATTGGTTCAACAGTCACAGTTCAGGGAACAGTAGGAATTGGAACAACAGGGCAAGTATCACTCAATCTCAATAGTGCTCCCGTAAGTTCCAGTAATCCACTACCAGTCACA